TTATATAGAAATGAAAAACTCCTCTTCATTTCTTCTTTTATAATTGTCATCCCATATGAGTTTTATTCGGTATTTAGTTTTACTTCCAAAGCTTATTCCCGCTAAAATTTCAATTCCATGTTGCGGGTGTAATACCTCATATGGAAATTTATCTTCTACATCATGCATTGAAAGATATTCATTTCCATCGTTATCAGGGAAATGAATCTCTATATTTTTAGCCTCAACTCTCCCTCTATTAAATATCTTGAGCCTATAGTTGTTTTTGGCTATTTTTACGAGGCGAGCACCAAGCTCAGCTTTCATCTCATTAATTGCTGACTTTGTTTCTTTTTCCAGAAGCAACTTACGTAACCTGTCTTGCTCATCCTTTATAACCTTTTGTTCTCTATCGCTTTTTCTCGATTTCATTTCTGACGATATGATAGTGTAAATCGATACTACAAGCGCAGCTAAAGCGATGGCATCACTTGTTGTCATTATTTGATCCTTATATTCTTACTTCCCTTAAATGCCTTTTTGAGCATGTCGTTAAACTGTTTTTGAATGTCTTTTGTTAACTCTTCTTTTATTTCATCTACATGAGCGTCAATACTCACCCCGTTTTCTTGGATTAACTCATCATTAGTAAATTCTTTCCCGCAGCCTACACATCTAACGACTTCAGACTCTTCCTCGTGTTCCATCTCTGTATTTCCGCACACAGGACATAGCAGGGTAATGTTTCTATTGTATTTCTCAGGATTCAGTTTCATATGTTTCCTCTCTTCTACGTTTTATTGATTACCAGTAATATGAATTTCTTCTGTGCCACCAATAAAGCAGGCCATATCCGACAATAAGAATCCCGAAGAACATCAGAGACATTCCCCAGCCAGTTCCATACCACGAAACCATATCATCGAAAACCAGCCCACCCGTTTCACGAACTCCGGCAGCTTCCTTAAGAATTGGCTTGAATACCGGAATCAGAAGGGCAATCGCCAGTGGAGCACCCCAGCGAACAAGACCTGTTTCCATTTTGATCCCGAAAAAGATCCCCGCCCCGACAACAAGCAGCCAGACTATCAGGCCAGGCGCAGTTTCCAGTGCTGTTTGCCATTCAACATCGAAAGTTTTCATTAGCCAGGCAACAACTGCCAGACAGAAAGCAAATACGCCGACGACAACCAGTTCAACGCCGCTTGTTTCGTTACTTCTACTCATCTTTTTGATCCTTTTTTACTGTTCAAAATTCGCACAATAAAGAACGTGCAGTGTTGGTAATACTGCACGTTTGTACCATTCGTGGTACTTAATCCTTTTGTTTGGCAGACATGAGATCTTCTGCTGCATCTTTAGAGTAGTTATCAATCAGATAACCTAAAATCTCTGTCCATGTAATTGTTTTTCCTAGTTTTACACTGGCATTTATAGCCAGTCGTTCTAGTTTCATTTTTCTTTCTTCCGTCACGTTATAAGTCGTGCGCTTTGCCATTTTTTACGCTCGTTCAATGCAATATTTGAAGTGAGTATACATGCTCATGAACTCATATCATCCAAGCCTCTTGAACTCACTAGCTCACTGGTGTAATGTTTAAACACTAATGAACTACTGAACTCATGTGTTAGTAAGTCGTCATTTTTGCAATTTTGAGGATTTATTCGTGATCGATTGGCTTACCGGGATTTTCCCTTGCACACACAAACCGCTTCCGGCGGGGAGTGTTGTCAGCGTTGATGCTGACGGTGCAATTGAGTGGGAAACCGTTAAGCGACTGACTGTTCGCGGCTCGCATGAAGCAACGATGAAAGTACGATCGATAGGATCTAATGGCGAAGGTAAAGCGACACATTTGTACATTGATGGTAATCCTTCCAAGTTTCTGCAGGGGCATTCTGTTGTTGGGTCGGATGATATACAAGGGCTCATGTTGACGGTCTATGCCAGGATTTTATCCTTATTGAATATTCCTCATGATTTAGCGTCTTATAAAGCCGTTATGGCAGGTCAGTATAAAATTTCACGTATTGACATTAATTACATGTATTCATTATCTACGCTGGAAAATGTCAGATCATGGCTTTATGCCGCCGAATTTAAAGCTAAAACACGCCATGGTCGCGCATGTGGGAAAGGCGGTACAGTTTATTTAGGTAAAAACTCCCGTCGATGGAGTCTGAAATTTTATTCAAAATATGATGAACACGTTTCTGGTAAAAAAGGGCACCAGATAGCCGAAGAGTTTGTACGAGCCGGGTTACTGGACTGGACGAAAGATAAATTACGTATTGAATTAACATTAAGAACAACTGAGCTTATTGATTTAAATTTAACGCTTGGCGCTAACTGGAATATGAAAACACCACGTCAATTATTCTCTGAATATGTAGGGAGAATAGAAATGAATCAGAATGCTATTTTAAGTGATGAAAAAATAACGAAACTGCCAAGAAAAATACAGTCAACTTATTTACTTTGGAAACAAGGGGCTAACATGAAAGAAATGTTACCTCATAACACTTTTTATCGCCATAGAAGAGAATTGCTTTCGTTCGGTATCGATATTAATTTCTATTGTGATTCACCAGACTCTAATAACGTTGTTCCGCTAATAAGAACGCTGGAAGCCAAGCCAGCGGAAATCCCCTTATGGATTTATGAGAAAGGTTTTATTTTCGATTACAACCGTATTTCGCACGCCAGTAGCTGGCATTAAAGGAAAGTAATATGTCTAATTATGGTCTTTTCGTTAAGGGTAAAATGTTGGGAGCCCGCCAACGTAATAAAGTTAATGGTCAGGGCTATTATAATGAAATTGGTATTGGCCTTGAAATACCTGATGGTTTTGGTGGTACAAAGCAGGATCAAATTATTATTCGAGTTTCTCAGGCTCTCGTTAACGCAGGTCTAATGAACCAGGCGAATGCTTTCATTGGGAAATTAGTTCAAATTCCTGTCTATGTCCGTGCGTGGTCAATGGAGGGTAGGGAAGGTGTAACTTATAATGTTGCTTCCGATGGTGGCATCGCAGAGATCAAAGGTTAAATATGGACGATGTTATTCAAATTTTGATAGCGTCTGGCATCGTTATTTCTTTTGGCCTCGGCGCGATTACTGCGGGGGTCTTTCGTTAATGTATATCGTTTATTTCTTCGGGGCTTATACCTTTGGTTTTGCCCTTTTCTATGCGGTCGGTTCATTTAAATCATTTTCTGACCGATTAATGTAACCTTAATGGAGTTATTCCTATGAAAATTCTGTCTACTGTTAAATATAAAATTGCTCTGGCTTCAACTGCGCTTTTTATTTCTGCAAGTTCTTTTGCGGCTGAAGGCGCTACAGGTGGTACTGATTATGCAGGTCAGGCAATGGATGCTTTGTTGACTCAGGCAAATGATCTCATTGGTAAAGTATGGCCTGTTGTTGTTGCTGTGGTTGGCGCTGGGCTTGCCATTCGTATTTTCAAAAAATTCTCTTCAAAAGCGGTTTGAATTTCACTCAGGGGCACTCGTTGCCCCTTTATTAAAGCGGGTTACTATGAGAAGGAAAATATTAATTCTTTCCGCTGTCCTCATTTCTCCTTTTTCACATGCTGAGTCATGGGAAAGCATTACTAAATCCACTTATCAAAGTTCTGCCTATGCTGAAAGTAAGCAAATAACCAATCAGGATGGCTCTAAGATAACGGTTTACTATATTGATGCTGCTATGCAGGCCTCCGCTTGTCAGGGTGCTAAATCCAGTGCTCAGAGTGTATTTACTCGGATTAAACCAACTTATGAGGGTATCTGGCCTGATTCTGAATTCCGTCTTGTTTTTACTGGCGATTGTACTTACAGCGATTCACCAGGGCAGAAGGATAAATATTGGTCTTTAACGGCTTATATTGTTGGTAATATTCAGCGTTCTGTTCCTGATGAAAAACCTACTGACCCGACACCAGAAGAAATTTGTGAAGCGAAGCCGCCAGAAGAAGGTGTATTTAATAATGTTGATTCATATGATGGTGGTCGCTATATCTACTATAACGGCTGTGAATATGAGGCTACTGGTGTCATTGTTTGTCAGGGTGATGGTACTGTTTGCGCTGCAACATGGAAGCCTACAGGTGCTGTAGCTGACCCCTCTGATAAACCCTCAACCCCCCAAAATGGTGGTGGTGAGTCTGGCGGTGGTGAGTCCGGTGGTGGTGAGTCCGGTGGTGAGTCCGGTGGTGAGTCCGGTGGTGAGTCCGGTGGCGGTAGTTCTGGCGGTAGTTCTGGCGGTGGCTCTAGTGGTTCCAGTCTTTCTAAAGGTGATATTCAGTCTGCGATCGAAGGTGCTTCACCCAAAATAGCCAGCGATATTCATGATAAATTAACGGAGAAAGACACTTCATCAGATGATAAAAAAAATGCCGATGAACAAACCAGGAATAATATAAATCGTCTTGACGATTCCATTAACAATCTTACGCGGGGGGCTGGCCGTTTTGCTGACCCTTCAGGTGGTGATTCTCGTTATGGAAAGGGCGACTCTGAATTAGATGGCGCTTCTACTTTAGCTGATTCTGAATTGGGAATTGAAAAGGATTCTCACGGTGCTTTATGGGAAGCATTTTTAAATAAAGGTGCTATGCTGCCTAATTTACCCAATGGTAACGGCTGCTCTGATTTTATTATTTTTCCCGGAGAGGTTTATCAGATTGATATTGGTTGCGATAAATTACTGACTATTAAAGATGTTCTTTCATGGGTTTTTTATTGCCTTACGTTCTGGTATGTCTTTACTTCTTTAACTTCATTGCTTCGCAAAGGGGGTGAGTGATGCCTTTATTATTAGGTATTCCTGCATTGTTGCGTTTTCTTATTGGTCTTGTTCCTTTGTTTATTGGCTATGTGGCGAGTTTTTTAGCTCGACTTGCTACCAGAACAGGATTAATCGCCTTTGCATTGGTCGCATTAATTACAACAACTGTTACGCTTTTAATGCAGTACCTTGCTGAGGTCATGTATAACGGTTTACCTGCTGATTTCTCCCATTTAATGGCGTCTGTATTGCCTGACCATTTTCAGGCGTGTGTTAACGTTATTATGGTTACTCGTATCAGTGTTTTTGTTTTCGATTTAAAACAAAAATTTCTTGATTATGCAAACAGGGTGATTTAAATGGCGGTTTATGTAGTAACAGGCAAATTAGGCTCAGGCAAGACACTTGTTAGTGTTTCCAGAATACAGGAAAGACTTGCTAAGGGTTGTCCTGTTGCCACTAATCTTGATCTTAAATTGCATAATATGCCTATGGTTGGGCGTTATGCGAAAAAAACGCGCGTTATTCGCATTCCTGACAAGCCTTCATTAAATGATTTACTTGCTATTGGTATTGGGAATACATCTTACGATGAATCCCGTAATGGCCTCCTTGTACTTGATGAATGTGGTACTTGGTTTAATTCCCGCTCATGGGGTGATAAAGACAGACAACCTGTTATTGACTGGTTTTTACATGCCAGAAAATTAGGCTGGGATATTATATTTTTGATTCAGGATATTTCGATAATGGATAAGCAAGCTCGTCTGGCGCTTGCTGAGCATGTTGTTTATTGTCGCCGTTCAGATAAATTAAACATTCCTTTTGTTGGCTCCATTATGAATTTGGTTTCAGGGGCGAGATTTTCTTTACCAAAGGTACACTTTGGCATTGTCAAATATGGTGATAATGTTAATTCAATCACTGTTGATAAATGGATATATACAGGAAAATCTCTTTATTCTGCTTACAATACCAAACAAGCGTTCACAGATAATTATCCTCATGGCGCATTTTCGCTTTTGCCACCATTTATCACGCACGGTCAATTTTCTGTTCACAGAGGATTTAATTATTATATGCGCCTCACTAAAATTTATTTTCGCAAATTGAACCGTCTTATATTAATGCTTTCTTTTTTGGCGCTGGGGCTTGCGTTTGGTTTCTGGCTCCAGTCTGGAAAGAATGTTGATGAAATCTCAGCTATTAAATCTGCTTATGCTGAACAGGCGAGGGCGGTAACGCCTGATTCGTCCAGTGACTTACCCCAACTTTCTATTAATTCTTTTTCACAACTTGGCTTTGACGTTTCCGTTACGTTTGTTGATGCAAAAGGTATGAAATATCAGTATTTTGATTTGATTAAAGATGGTTATTCCGTTGATATTAAAGATGCCTGTCGTGTTGTTATTAGAAAAGGCCGTTATTTACAGACGGTTACCTGTCAGGAGTAATATTATTATGCGCTCTGTTATTGTTGCTTTTTTATTTGCCTGTTCATTCTGCGTTTCTGCTGAAACTGTTAATTTAAATAATTCATCTGTTCGCTCATTTGTTCAGTGGTATTCTTCAAAAACTGGCAAGCCTGTTATTGTTAATCCTGATATTAAAGGAAACGTAACCGTATTTAATGCTGATGTTAATCCAGCAAATATTGATGATTTCTTTAAGTCTGTTCTGAATGCTAACGGTTTTGTCATGCTTTCTGGCAATCCTGCGGTAGTCTCTTTGCCGTCTAAATTACCTTCACAGATGGTTTCGGATTCCGATGATTCTGATAACCAGTCTTATGATACTTTTCCTTCTGAGCCATCTTACCAGCCAGTACCTGTGGCGCTTACGGTCAGAAATTTTAAGCTGACAAAAGTTAGATCGTCCGATGTTCAGCAACTGATTAAAATTTATCTTGATTCTAATGGTGGTGGTAATGTCGTGGATTATCCAGGCAATAACTCGCTGATTGTTTCTGCGCCTGACGAGCTGCTGCCGGTTCTGTCCGATTTTATCAATTCTGTGGATGTTGCCCGCGATCAGGTTCTCATTCAGTCGCTGATGTTTGAAACCAGCTTGTCTGATGGCGTTGATTTATCGTTTGCGGCAGGTTCTGCATCCGGTCATAAGGTTGCGGGGGGCTTTAATACTTCTGCACTGGGTAGCGCTCTTTCTACGGCGGGCGGTTCTTTTGGTATTTTTGATGGTAACGTGTTGGCGCTGTCTCTGCGTGCTGTCCAGAGTAATTCACGCTCTAAGGTGATTTCAACGCCGCGTATTCTTACTCAGTCTGGTCAGACTGGTTACATTTCCGTAGGTAAGAATGTGCCGTTTATCACCGGAAAGGTAACGGGCGAATCTGCCGGGGTAAATAATCCGTTTCAGACTATCGAGCGTCATGATGTTGGCGTTTCTCTCAAGGTAACGCCTGTTGTCATGGGTAACGGGCAACTAGTTCTGACTATCGACACTCGCGCTGATTCAATCAGCAATGATGATCAGGCATCCGATATTATTACTAATCAGCGCCAGATTCAGACGACAGTCCAGATTAAGGATGGTCAGACGTTGTTATTGGGGGGGCTTATCGATTCATCGTTTAGCAATGCCGAGCGTTCAGTTCCAGTTATAAGTAAAATTCCTCTTATAGGCTGGATTTTCAGTAGCAAGGCAGACAGCAATGAACAGCGTATTATGTATATTTTGCTTACAGCACATATCATTCGTCCACTTTGATGGATAGCGGGTAGGTGCGTGAGCCCTGCTCGCTATCCATCAAATGGACATTATTGATTGGGGTAACTAATGGATTCTTATGGGATTTTATCTGCTCTGGCAGAACGAACGATTACAGCGGAAGAAGCAAAAACAATGACACTTGCAGCCAGAAGTTCTTCGGCTCAGGTAAATGAAGCATCACTTGCTCTGTTACTGATTGATAATACTCTGGATGCGATCAAAGCAGCTGCCAGTGAAGGGAAAGGATACACTTTACTTCCTTCTTATGAGATTTCTGTAAAAGCCATTGATTTAGCAGAAGAATTTTTAAGGAAACAATGCGGCTATGTTATTGATAACCAGAATGGCGTAAGGACGGTCTATTGGTTTATATGATAACCCCGGACAGTGACAAAACTTGCTTTTGTTAGTGTCAGGGGTTGGCCAAGCCGAACAATTCTGTTTTTTTAGCGTTATTGCTGATTCGGCGCGGCAGCATTACGAGGAGATAAAATGCAATTTTTCACATCCAGCGATACTGTAATGTTATGTGCGAAGACCTGCGATCGCTGTGGTCGCCATGCGAAGACGGTGGTAGATGACATTGAGTTCAATGAGTTTCTGTCTGTTAATCACTTAGCTGGATACGGTTCAATTTTTGGTGACAGTAATCGCTTAAAACTGGATTTATGCCAACATTGCCTGAAAGACGTCCTGGGCCAGTGGATTACGGTCTGTGACCAATGACGGCACCGGTAACGCCAGTTCCCGCCATCCTTACCATTGGTGCGCATAATGTAATAACGTCATCTTTGATAGCTGCCTCTTCCCACATCAACACTATGACCGTCATTCCTTTCATGCACGTGAATGCTGCGCTATAAGGCAAAATGTTCGAGGTGATAAATCAAGCATGGCTTTTAACAATCACTTCGCCCACTACAGCCTGTTCTCCTACAGTAAAAGCCAGGGAAATTCATTCAGCCACACCTGCTGCTTGTACTGTCCGGCATATCTTACTGCTGTTGCATTTTCTGACCGAACGCGTCACGGGATGCCAGATGAAATGCTCATTTGATAGCGCGCCGCCTGCAGTGTGTATCAACTGGGCTTGATCAGCCACAGACGTGATTATCAAAAAGATGCCAGCTTCGTTTTCCGCACTCAAATGGCGAGTGCCATCGCGACCATAAACAGAACCGCCAGCTGAAGTTGAATGGTGTACTGAAGCCCAACGCAGCCGGCTTCCATGTTGACAGGCTCTGCCTCACCTCCCCCTTCCCTTGTATCTGGTGATTAGCTACCACCAGGGAGCACCTGACTACAACATATCGCAATTCCGTTCATCGCCGAAAAAGCATAAATGCTCTCTCGGGCATTTATGCTTTTATATCGCGGTCAGAAAGATTTGTTATGTTTCATCTATGAATGATACTCGAGCCACTATTCATCCAGCTGAACTGCTTATACTTTTACAGATGAATACAACACACAGTGGATTAGCTTTCACGCTTTGCCATCATCAATGCCAGATCAACGAGACGATTAGAGAATCCCCATTCATTGTCGTACCACGCCAGAATTTTGACCATATTACCGCCAATCACCAGCGTTGATAGACCGTCGATAATCGACGAGCGTGGGTCTCCCTGGTAATCGCTGGAGACGAGCGGTTCATCGCTATAACCCAGGATCCCTTTCAGAGGTCCCGCTGCGGCGGCTTCGCGAAAAGCATTGTTCACCTCTTCGACCGTCACATCTCGCTCAAGCGTGACGGTGAGGTCAACAATGGACACCACTGGCACAGGGACGCGTAGCGAGTATCCCGTTAAACGCCCATCCAGCTCAGGAATAACTTTACCCAGAGCCTTCGCTGCGCCGCTGGAGTAAGGCACAATCGACAATGCGGCGGCGCGAGCCCCGCGCAGATCTTTTTCCGGCTGATCGTGCAGCGCCTGGCTGTTGGTGTAGGCATGGGTGGTGTTCATCAGACCATGCTTAATACCGAAATGCTGGTGCAGGACCTGTGCAGCAGGTGCAAGACCATTGGTGGTGCAGCTTCCGTTGCTGATCACGTAGTGTTTATCCGGGGAGTAAAGGCTCTCATTAACGCCCATCACAATGGTTAAATCATCGTTTTTACCCGGGGCAGAGATAATCACGCGCTTGGCGCCACCGCTGTGGATATGTACAGCAGCCTTTTCACGGTCCGTGAATAATCCTGTAGCCTCAATAACGATGTCGACTTCACACTGACGCCACGGAATACTGGCCGGGTTGCGTTCACTGAATACGGTAATGGGTTTACCATCAACAACAAGCCCCCCTTCACCCGCGGTGACCTCTGCATCCAGCTTACCGAGAAGCGAGTCGTATTTCAGCAGATGCGCCAGCGTTTTGCTGTCCGTCAAATCGTTGATTGCCACAATTTGAATATCCGGATTATTCAGTGCTGCGCGCAGTACATTGCGTCCGATCCGGCCAAAACCGTTAATACCGACCTTTACCATAATTAACTCCTTATCGATTATCGCTGGAGTCAGAGTAGGACGGACGGGTTATGGCGTAAATGACAAAAAAGGATCACTTTACGCCATTTTGCGACAGTGAAATCGTTGACGATATTCACCTGGAGTGAGGTTAAGCTGTTTCTCAAACAAGCGTCGCAGGTTAATACTGCTGCCAAATCCCGTTTGCTCGGCGATACGATCCAGCGTCTCGTGAGTCTGCTCCAAACGCTGCCGCGCGGCGGCCAGGCGGGCTTCCGCGACGTACCGCGCTGGCGAAGCGCCGGTTTCCCGGGTAAAGACGCGGGTGAAATTTCGCGGACTCATGGCGACTTTTTCCGCCAGCTTATCTACGCTGAGGTCGGCGGTGAGGTTTTCGAGCAACCACGCCAGCAGATCGTTAATCGGGCCCTGGGTGGCGGTCTGCTGAAGGTTATAGCGGCTAAACTGCAGCTGGCCTCCCGGGCGACGCAGATACATGACGAAGTCCTGGGCGATATCGCGCGCCAGGCTGAAGCCATAGTCTTCTTCAACCAGCGCCAGCGTAAGATCAAAGCCGGAACTGACCCCGCCAGAGGTCCAGATATGTTCGTCCTGAATATAGAGCGGCCCGCCCTCGACGCGGATCTGCGGGAATTCCGCCTGCATGGTTTCCAGCAGCTTCCAGTGGGTAGTGGCCCGTCTGCCGTCCAGCAGTCCGGTTTGCGCCAGCAGCATCGCACCGCCGCAAATGGAGACTATGCGGCGGGCATGGGGAGCGGCAAGGCGCAACCAGTCAACCACCGCCATCCCCTCCTGCGGGTTTTGACCTCTGCCGGTAATCATGATGGTATCGAGGGGCTCGCGAGGGTCAATCTCATGCAGACGATGGTCGGCCAGCAGATTTAAACCTGACTGACCATGGATAACCTGATGCGGTTGAGTTGTCGCTAGCTTGACCTGGTAGCAGATTTCCCGGGCACCTTCCGGGTGCAGGCGGTTGGCCTGCATCAGAATGTCAGCAATACCGGCGGATTCAAACAGCATGCCGCCATCGGGTACAATAATAAGTATCTTTTTCATGTCCTGAAAAGTAATCTTTTTACAGAATAAGTCAACTAAAGGATGTAAAAACCTGAAGGCTCGTAAAGAGTGGTTTCATACGTGCCTTCAGTTTCAGGGAGATGAACGTTAAACAGGTAGATTTTGCCTCACAGTACAGGCAGCATCACTTTGACAGGACATCACGAAGATACGGCGCCTGCCCCCAATCCGTGAGTCGATATTCAACTTTCGGTGGTACCTGCGGGTAAACATAATACCGTCGGCTTCCAATTGTCTCAGCTGTTGTGCCAGCATTTTTTGCGAAGGAAGATACACATCAGCGGCCAGTGTAATCACCATCCTGCTCCGCGATAACGTCTCGCAGGCCTGGCGTAATCTCATGGCAAATTTTAATTCCTGAGTTCTTCTCGGAAAGTTTTTTCTTGCTAATCGGGATCCGCCCTTGTTTCACTAATGCCCCATCCAAATATTTTTTATAGAAGCAATTACGTGTAAAACTGATAGTCATTGTTTCAGGGCAAATAATCATTATCCCTGCATCAAACAAGCGGTGTAAGCCTACGGATAACAGGACACCATTATCCAGTGAGTTATCGAAGTAATTTGCATGTGTTTGAATATGACAAGCTTCAACAGCTACTTCGTCCCCAGTTATTGCACAGCGATGATTATAGTTCATGCTGACAGCTTTACGAAAAGCAGCTTGCTCCTGACTATCTCGGCCAACGGTGTGGATAGCTTTTTTCACCCCTTTCACACTCGATAAATGTAGCTCCTTAATTAGTTCAACAGATTCGGAAAGTTCTTTACCACAAACAGTTGTTTCCTGTATTTGTGGTTTCTTTTTGATTGGTTTAACAACTTCGAGAAAACTTTTTATCTCTGACTTACTGATGTGTTTACTTTCCGAAGTACGCCTAAAAGCTTGTACCATTGCCACGGTGTAACCTTTTTCGCTAAACAGGCGCAACCAGTGTTCAAAGAAGTGTTCCTCAATCTCTTCAAATTTACCACCTCGTATACGTTCACAAGATGACTCAAGTGCCTGCTTCCCGGTCCCGGGCAGGGACCAATGAGAAATAAATCCTTCTTGGTTCAATTCACCCACACCTGAAATTTCAAACTCTTGTATTTGGATGTCAATACCATGAACTTTCTTATAATGTTTATTCAGATTAGAAGATTTTAAGGGTGTTTTACAGATCAGGCAGGAAATGTCCTGGGTCGCTTTAAATTTAGCTTTTCTAATTTCTGCTTTATGCTTTGGTAATTGTTTGCCCTCATAGAGCGCTCTTAGTTCAGCACCTGTACGATTAATTTTATCTGCCCAACCGCTAACACTCTTCTCTGCATTATCTCTTAAAACAGCAGAAGATTTGACTGCATTTTTTTTAATCTCGATGACCGGAGGCTTCATCTTTCTGGGCGACCTGACCGGTTGGGGAGGATGGGGGATTTTGGGCATCATTAATGGATTTACTTCATGTTTAGCTAGATGTTTTTCAAGATTAGCAGCCCTGACTTGGATGTTGCACTTAGGACAAAAGACATGTTTTGTTAATCTTTTTAAACTGCTGTTAACATGGTTCTCTTTTGCTTTACGTATGTCATTATAAATATTCATTTGATTTGGATTTATAGCATTAGACACAACAAACATCTCCAATAACATACTAAGCACTAGCATTACATATCAACGACTAAATTTTCATAAAGATATTCTAATGAAGAGAGCTTTTAAATTAAAAAATCATTACAGCAGGTAAATATGTATAGTGAGTTCATAAAGTTAAAAATAGTCCTAAGCATCATTAGCTTATCAAATGCATTTAAAAACAAATGGTTAATTGAAAGCACCCCAATGTGCAATATTTTCTACCAGAATAATTTCCATTGGCCACAAAGGTAATCTGCGACTCATACCATGCCTGGTCTTCGATATCCCCCCGGCACGTGAGTCTAATACCCAAAACTTTACCCCGCCCTGATGGACGGGATTTTACGACGCGCTGGTTAGTGACAACGTCACAGCAGCGCGCTAAAGATACTCCTCTTCATCCAGCGAGATCACCTGAATGCCGGCATTACGATACGCCTGAACATCATCAGGCAGACGATCCACCACCACCGTGTCAATTCGATCTGCGGCGGTAAATTGGGCAAGCGAGGTGTTATTCAGCTTGCTGTAGTCGCAGACAATAATCACCTGACTGGCGTGTTCCACCATGCCTCGTTTCGTTTCTGCCAGCATGATATCGGCCACGCAGGCGCCGTGTTTCAGCGACAGCGAATTGGTGCCCATAAATGCTTTATCGACGTTTAGCGTGTCGAGAATGGAACGTCCGTTGATCGCCACCACGCAGTGGTATCCCTTCTTAACGATCCCCCCGAGCAGAATCGTTTGAATCGAGGGACTGGCCTCAAGCTCCCTGGCGATTTGGTAATCATTGGTAACCACCGTGACGTTCTGTCTGTCACGAATATTGCGCGCGATATGCAGCGTCGTGGTACCGGTATCCAGCACGATTATATCGCCATCCTCAACCAGCGCCGCCGCGCGCTGGCCGATCCGTTCTTTCGCGCTGAGATTGACAATTTCGCGGGCGTCCGATGCTTGTTCGAAGCTCGCTCGGGTACGAAGAACGGCTCCGCCATGCGTTCGGGTCAGCAACCCCTCCTCTTCCAGCTGGCGGAGATCGGCACGAATGGTAGCGCCAGATACATTAAAGACGTCACACATCTCAGAAACAGCAACTTTGCGTTTTTCCCTGAGAATACCGAGTAACTTCTCCTGTCTTTCTTCTGCAAACAT